CTGTCGCTGATCTAATAATAACCTGTAAATCACTTGCTTCTAAAATTTTATAATCGTATGGAAAGCTGGTAGCTGAACCATTACCACTTGTTGATTTGGATATACTTGTTGTTGATACTGTCATGTCTTAAAAACCTTTATTACTCTTTGATGGTTTTGTAAATAAATATTCTTGTTTATATTCTTTTTTCATTGTTTTTCCTAGCATTTATTAAATTATCTATGTTTTGTCTATGGTTTAAAATAATAAGTTTGACCTCTATTTTCTTCATTCCTATCTTTCATTCGTTTAAAAAATCCGGGGTCTAAATATTCTTTAATTTGATAGCCAATAAGATAGTCGTAAGCTGCTTTAGTGTAATATAAGTTTATAAATGGTGTATGACCTTCTGCTAACTGTAGAAATTTTTTACCTGCTTTTTTGGGTTCATTCATATTTCTTACTACATCTATAAGTTTTTTTAAATCAGAAGCCGTTGGTCCAGCTGCTGTTTCAAGAATTCCATTACCATATTGATTTTGAATTTCACTCATTAAAAAATCACCATAAATACCACCGCCACCACCTTGTACAAATGATTGCATTAAAACTGATGATTTTTTAGGGTCTCTTGGTGATCTACCAGATAACATATCTTTGACAGACAAAACAATATAACCAAAAATAGTACCCAACATTAATGTAGAAGCTAACATACTAGCACCTATTAATTTACTCTCATCTGGTCCATAAGAATCCATTTCTCTTCTTAAAATTTTTTTGTATAAAGAAACTGAAAAATTTTTATATTGCATAATAAAACTATTAAGTTCACCCATGTAAGTTCCTTTAATTGTACCCATTTTTGTTATTGATCTAATTTGTGAATCTGGTTCTGGTGTTCCATGTGTACCTTGGTCATTTAAAACATTTCTCCAAGTTAATTCTAAATCATTTTTAAAATTTCTTAATTGTCTTGCACTTAATTTTCTACCTAAATATTTATTAATAACACTATCGGGAATATCTTTTGCTCCTTCAGCAGTTAAATATTTTTTATTATTAACATCTAAACTTTTAATAGAACGCAACATATCCCATTTACCTTCATCTATTCCATACAATGTTAAAAAATTTCTTTCTCTTTTTTCTAAATTAAAAAATTTAGTTTCACCTAATGATCCATAAAATTTTGCCACACCAAGTGCCATAGAACTTTTTAAACTTGCAACCCATCCATTTAATCCATTCCATTTAAAAAATTTATTTCTTAAATTATTTAATCCACCAAAAGAATCAGCACCATCACTATATATATTTCCTCTATTTGAAGCTATAACAGAATTACTAACAACCTCTAATGCTTCCATAGCAGCTTTATTATTTCCACCAAGTAATCCATTTATTGCTTCAAATAAACCAGTTAATAATCCTCTTCCTTGAAAATTTGTAGTTCCCATGTAAGGTGCTAAATCTGCAGCAGATGTTATCATAGTTCCACCTAATCTAGCCATATCCCCTGTACTTCTTATTACCTCACCTATTTTTGCTAAAGTTTGACTACCAGCAATATTTGCACTTCCATCAATTTGTGCATAAGCTCCTCTAAAATTTTCAAAATTTAAATCTCTAACAATTTTATAATCTGAACTTTTATATTTTTTTTTTAATAAAGCTAAAATTTTGTTAAATGTATCTTGAGGATTTGTTCCTAACTCTTGCATCATAACAATATTTTTTGCACTACTTGTTAAAACATTAAAAACACTTGTTTGTAGAGAAGGTTCTCCAAATTTAATATTGTATTCTTGTCTAGCTTGTAAATCTTTAAAATGTAAAACTCTTGAAGAATTTAAACGATTAGTTACATTTTTTGTTCCATAAATACTATTTGTGCCACCATGTTTTAAATGATCTCCTGTCATTAAACTATCATAAATACTGCTTAAAATTTTACTAATTTCTAATGGATCATTAACATCAGCAAAAGTTCTTTTTAAATTTAATCTTGCTTGTATATACTCTACCCAAGCTAATCTATTATCACCAATTAACCTTGAGTTTTTACTAGCAACAGCCATTTTTTCTGTGTTATGTGTTGTTCTAGTTATCCAATCATCTAACTCTCCTATGTTAGCTCCTAAATCATTTAATCTTAATCTCCAACTATTTTGAGATTCTTTTAAAATTCTAGCAATATCTTTAGCACCTTTTACACCTGTAGGTTCACCAAGCATTTCTCTCATAATTTCTAAATCTATTCTACCTTCACTAAAATCATTCCAAGCATCTTTTCCTAAATTTCTAATAGCATTAACAAGTTTTGTAATTTCAACATTTTCTAAAGCAGATTGTTTTAAACCAATAGAATTTCTAGTAAGTTTAGAAAATTTTTGCATACCAACTAAATATCCTCTTGCAGCTTCTACAGGATTAATTTTTCCATTAGATGTATCTACAGCATCTATTATTTTTTCATAATTTTCTAATGCCTTCATGTTGTTTTCTGCTATATTTCTTTTTTTTAAAACTTGATCGTATTCAAATTTATCTATAATTTCTTGTGCTAATATTTTTTCTGATTTAACTTCTGCTCCTTGAAATTTATTTTCATTAATTTTTATTTTAGCTTCATCTAATAATAAATTAATTTTTTCATCAGACAGTAAATTGCCAGTTAATCTTTTAACTTCTTGAAAACATTTTGATAATGATTTTATTGTTGCCATTAACTATTCCTTTTTGTACAATTAGTTCCAGCTTCTATAGCCTGTCTAATTTTAGTTTTATTTTTTATAGAATCATCAATTTCTTTTATTGCACCTCTTTCTTGAATCATAGGTTCAATTAAATCTTCATCTTTAATATTTAATTGTTTTTGATGTAATGCAGTTCTTTGTTGCATATTTTCTGCTTCTAATTCTAATTCTGTTTGATTTTTTTCTTTTATTACTTTTTGTTCTTCTGTTAATGGTTTTAAGTTTCGGTTGTTTATGTTGGATTGTTCTTGTATTTTTATTCTGTCATTTTCTGCTCTTTTAGCTTCAACTATATCTCTTTGTGTTTTTTGTAAATTTCTAATATTTTTTAAATAAATTTTAGCTGATGATCTGTCTCCATTTTTTATTGAATTATTATACAAGGTGTCAAACTCTTTAATTTGATCGTCTAATTTATTTAATTGTGCATCTCCTACTCTTGTTTTTTCAGACACAAGATTGCCGGTATCTACTGGTTCTCCCTTTAAAACTTTACCAACAGAATAGTCTAATAATTGTCTTTGATTTTCTGGAGAGATTGCCGCTAACCTTTGATAAATATTTGGCTTACCTCTTACTTCTGCAATATAATCTCCTAATCTACCAAAACCAACATGAGCAGCAGTACCAATTAAACCACCAAGTGCTATGTTAGTAATAGCATTATAAGCAGTATAATCAGCTTGTTCTGATCTTGCTACACCATAAACAATAGGTTCAACAGCTATGTTACCAACTAAACCCTCTACAGCACCTTTTTTCATTCTAGCAATATTTTTACCAGAACGAGCAACCATAGAAGCAAATTTAGCTTGACCAACAACAGGTACAAAAGATGCACCAATATTTATAGGGTCTAAAAAACTTGTACCAAGAGATTCTAAAAAGAAAAAACCTTTTGCCATTTTACTATCTGGTCCTCTAGCTAAAATACTTGCTCTTGAATTTTCTAAATTTTTTCTTTCAACTATATAATCAACAACACCTTCTCTTGTATCTTCTGTAAAATTTAAACCTAAACTAGCATATTGTTTATTTAGTTCATCTTTATTTAAATAAATATTACTAGATTGATATGCTTTTGTTTGATCGTATGCTCTTAATGTAGAAGCAAATGGATTTAAATTCCATGTGTTCATAAAGTTAGCATGAGCAGCATCTAAAAAGCTAGTTCTACTTTGGTTGTACAAAGTACCTATTTCTTCTTTTGATTTTTTAAATGTGCCTAATCCAAGATTAATCATAATTATGGACTTTCATTAGTTAGTTGAGATTTTTTTTCTAATGAAGCCATTAATTTTGATAATCTTTTAGCTCTTTCTTCAGTTTGAGTGTGCCATTTAGTTTTTCCGATTTCTTTGCTAGTATTTTTGTAGTCTTTACCTTCGTAATTATTAAGCATATGTTTAGAAGCTAATTCATATTCTAATTCATTTATTGCTTTAATTGTTTTTTTAAATTTACTTAAACCTGTATTACCTAATTGAAAACCCATTTGAACTAATATACTGTAAGCAGTTTTGTTAATATTTTTATTTGTAACTAATTTATCTACATTTTTAATT